TATTTGCGGTGCTAGTTTAGCTAATGAGCTGTGCCCCTTAACTTTGTTGATTAAATCGCCTACTAATTGTGGGTCGAATAATGTTCCTCTTTCCAAAGCCATAATTTCATTCTCCTTCCAAACCTGATAATAATTTTTTATAAGGATCGTCATCATTTTTGGGTTCTGTATATTTGAGTGGTAGTGGTTGTTTCTGCGAAAAATAAGATGCCAGCGTTTCGGCATCTTTTTTAATATCTTGTTCAGATTCTCCGCTTAATCTGCCTGCAAGCTCTAGCGGTATACCAGCTTCTACAGCTATACGATACTTGAGGTTTTTAAGCTCATAGTCCTTTATAATGCTGTCTTTCTCGGCAAGTTGATCCTTATATCCTTTAAGCTCTTCAACAGTTCCCTCCAGCTCACCAATTCTTTGTTTGAGCTGCTCGTTTTCCTCTTTAATCTCGCCATAGTCCTGTGGTTTAGCTGATTGTATAGCTTTACCATGTTCCTTCATGATCTGGTCGATAACCTCTTTTTCGAGGCCCAAATTCTCTAAAAATTCTCTTGTCATATTAATCCCCTTTCGATTTGTTTTACGTGGCAACGCCCACGATAGGCCGGATGAGTTTAACGACTTCCCAGGTCGATTTATGGAATAAAAAATAGTAGCTAACGTATGCTACCAACGAGACGTAAGGCCACCTCCTTATATTATAGGGCGCCTGCTATACTTTCTTTCTTCATCTACATATATAACTTCTAATTCCTCATTAGCGGAGTTTTCTCTATGTTCTTCCCCTGCGACATCAAGTACATAGATGTCAAATACTCCATTTTCTTCTTTTATATCAATATGTGCTGCATTTATAATTTTAGTACGCCCTTTGTATTCTATTTCTACTTTAATCATCCTCTCACCCCCTAATAACTAATCTTTTGCTTTTTAGGTGGTTTACTGCTGGAGGCTGCCCAGTGTGCCAAAATAACACTGTCCATAAGTGCGATATCGTATTCTTCAATCTGTGATCGGTACCCGAAACCTCCACTTGTGCCAATACTTCTTTTCTCGCAGTTTGTAACTACTTGCGATAATGAAGGTTGCCCTCTATGCCTGATGGTCTGCTGGAATAATGCTTGCTCAAAGGTTGCATTTGCCACGATGATTTCCTTGACAGTCGGCAATATGGGCTTTTTAAGTCCTGCATCCTTCATTTCCTGGGCTAAAAGGTTTTGTCCGCTAGCTCCATCAACAATTACTTCCTGAATATCAGCCTCCTTTAAGAATGAAATTATCCATGCGATGCCATTTCTAACGCTTTGACAGTCAATTGCTTCCACAAAAATATTGTCGTCTACAGTTTTGACTGCAATGCTCATGGCAACGTTTACACCATCATAGCCATATTTTATGCCGACAAACAGTTTGCCTTTTAATTTAGGCAACGTATTTACTTTAAGCGCCATCCATTCATTTTCGCTGATAGCTGATTTTTGATTGTAACGGATCCACAGCCCCAACCTCTGAATGTTGAAGTCGATTTCATCATCGCCAACTTCGGAGCGGATTGTTCTTTCTGTAAGTCTTAGGCCTAGACTTGGATTTGTTTCATACCACAGGTTAATATCTCTTACGTCTGATTCTTCTTCTACGCTCCATTCTGCCCAGCCTGAATCCTCCAGAGTTCCTTCCAAAACGTTGTTGCGGTACTTTGTGAAAACCGTACCGCTCGAATATGGTGTCGGCGGTGTTCCAACCATGATAATCTGCGGATTTTCGCTTGCGGCAATTGTGTATTTTAGGGCTGCCTCCTGGTCGTCTGTGTATTCCTGCGCCTCGTCAATAACAAGCAAATCAAAACTTTCTCCCAAGCCGCCTGTTGAAGTCCGGGTTCTAAAATCTATCCTTCCACCGTCTTTTAAGATTATCTGCTCTCTGCCGATAGCTTTTATTTTTTTATAATCCTCGCCTTCTTCCAGTCCAGCCTCTTCCATGATTTCAAGCAGTCTGTTAAAGGCGGCGGCACTTGTAGTTGTCCGGTGGGCTGTATGGAGGATTCTTTCGCCCCTTTTTAAGCCCCGGAGTTCCCGCATGGCTATAACTTCGTTTTTGCCGTTTTGCCTGGGTACAGAAAACCCAAACCGCGTGTGGACCCATAATCCGTCATTATTTATCGCTAAAATTGCGTCCAGTAAATACTTCTGCCATTTGTACGCTGTCCTGCCCGATTCCCCGTAAAACTCAAGAGCCTCATGCGCTAAAGTCTTATCAAACGGTAGTATGACTGCCCGGGTAGGTGTCTGTCTTCCAATTCGTTTGTCTGTTTTTTTCATCTGCAATATTATCGCCATTGCTTAGTCCAGACATCCTGCCTTCTGCTGTCGCCCGGGACGTATTCTACCGTACACCTACAAAAGCGATGCCTACGATACACATCTTGTGGTACATCAGGATAATCATATTCGCCATCTAGTTTGTCACACCAATCGCAACAGCTTGGCGCTGCTTTTCTTATTATTTTAGGTTTTAATCCTAATTTATGGTGAAAATCTGCATTAGCCTCTACCATATCATCAACTATCGCTTGAGTGAAGTTTTTTACAGGTTCATCTAAAATCCATTTTATATTATCGAACAGCTCCTCCATATCCAGTCTATCTATTATTCCATCAATTCTACTATGATTTATTGGCGGTACCTGAGCCTTAATTCTCATTCCTGCTGCTTGATTTAGAAGCTCTTGAACTATAACACCGCTGTCAATGACAATATTGTAGTTATTTTTCATCATAGGTTCTACTGTCCGCTTTGCAATGTTATAGTACATTCTACCATCTGGCAAAATGTCACTTGATAGATTTTCCTGAAAAACCTCCGCCAATATGTCTCCAACCTCGATGGATAGTTCGTTCACTTCTGCGTATGTCGCTTTGCCTTCCTGAATAGCCTGGTATAGTTCCTGAATTTTTTTGTTTTGATTAAATTTTTCGGCAAACGCTTTTTGCAATTTTTTCAGCAAAGCAGGGGCAATATCGTTAGCCATTATTACCACCTTCTATTCCGGTTAAATCCTCCAGGTTTTCAACGTCAAAGAATCCCGGTACCGCCTGATTAAGTTTTATTGCCCCGTCCCCGATTACCGCTATTGCTGCAGCATCAGGCTTAAATACTGGCTGCCATCTTGCTTTAGTCCGGTATAGCTGGTTACGCCTGTAGGGGAAATTATCCCGCAGACAAGCGGCCAGATATCCGGCGTTTAGAAAACCCAGAGCAAAATCTCTTTGGGCCTTTTCTGCTGCTAACCTTAATGTTTCGTGACTGGCTTTAATAGCTTCTGCGCTGGCTGGGTTATCGGTTGAGAATCCAAGATCATCTAATGTCAAGCCTGTTTCTCCTGCAAATCCGCTGGCTGCAGCTTTGAGTTGGTCAATAAACGGTGCCATTGACTGCTGCTGGAACTGTCCTAATTTTGGAGAATCTCCATCTTCATCTTTTGTAAACTGCAACATTGCCGATATTGTGGCTTTCCAGGCGTCCATAGGTTCGGCGTCTTGGGATAGACCGACAACGTACTTTTGAGGGAAGGAATAAAACTCTGCCGCTACGTCTGCCCTCTCCAGCGTCCTTATTGCATACCTTTGCCAAAATATAGCCGCTTTGGTTATGCGTGAACGCCCAAACGGCCTGCTGGCATCCGAACGATGTATAATCGGTACTAATAAAGGATACGGTGCGTTGTTTTGTACCGATGATGCCAATTGACCGTCAATATAATAATCGGTTCTGCCCGTGATAAAATACAATTCTTCAATCGGGTTACCTCGTTCGTCCCGGGATAATACAGCATATCCTTCAGTCAACATCCTGGTTATCGGATCCAAAATGCCTGTAGCTTCAGATCCCGGAATAACCTGCATGCGAGGAATATCCTCGTCTCCTTCGCTAATATAGATAAAGCTACACGAATTTATCAAGGCCGATAGCATTGCATCATCGAACAGCACATCTGCACTGTTCATCTGAAAAATCTCGTTCAGGTTAAAGTTGTCGTTAGCAAAGCCTTTAAAAACCAGCCTATCAGCTATTGAATCCACCGCTTTAGCACACCAGCCCAAGGTGGCTTGATATCTCCGTCTTATTTGCGGAGGGATGGTAAGGCTGGGTTCAATCTCTTTATTTTTCATATCGTATATTTTTTGCCGCTTTAATGCCCCAACCCTGTATTTGTCCAGCTTTTTGCGTAAATATTCAATACCCTTGTATTCCATGCATTATAGCCTCCTTTCTGGTGTGGTTTTTGCGGGGCTTGATTGTTTTGCCGCGAGAAAATTTGTACAGTGACGGCGGGAAGTTCGGAGCAAAAATTCAAAGGGGACTTACCCCCCTTGTTGCTTGTCCTATGCATACTTCCAAACATACCCTTTATATGTCTTTGTTTTTCCCCTTGCGCAGTTCTGTATTCCCTTTACCTTTATTCCTGTTTGCCTTGAAGCTTCTGCTGTTGATTCATATATATTGATTAATTTTCCATCTATTGAATATTGTTTAACTTCTTTCTTACGTGTACGTGAAGATACTTTCTTTGCCAAGGCATAAGCTTCAACAATGTCAATCTCTATTGGTTCATCAAACAGCTCACTTGGTAATATATCTGACTTCAAGCTATTGCATTTATGATGTGCTAACTTTACATTGTTCCATGCATGCATTCCACCTCTAGCTATTGGTATTATGTGGTCGATACTTGGATAGTTAGGTCCTGCTGTGAAGTGCCCGTTTATTTGTGTGTGGTCTTTAAAGTCGCACTTGCCACCGCATATATAGCATATGCCTTTATCTCGTTTATATAAAACCTTAACAGTTATATCTTTATCTATAAGATTTGTTTCATTATATCTTTCTTCTTTATAATGCCGTCTTAGTCTATTTTTTCTTAATCGACTGCACTCTTTAGAGCATGTTAATTGATTTGGTTGTATGGTTTCAAATGTTTCCCCACATTCTGTACAAGCCTTAGTTTTTATTCTAGCTTTACGTTCAGCTTCTTTTATCCTTGCCGTTTCTTCCTTTTGTTGCTCCAATTCTTTTAGGTATTCTTCCATTGGTTTGTGACCTTTACTTCTATGACGGCATTCATCACTACAAAACCTTGCAATATGTGCATTCCTTGCTGGTACTGTAAAAGCCTGTCCACACCATTCGCAAACCTTATTAATTCCATCATCCCAACCAGGATTAGCTGCTCTCCATCTATCTCTGTTCCTTATTCTCCTAGCTTCATTGGCACAATCTTGAGAACAATATTTATATCCTGCGCCACTTTCGCCAAGCTCATATTCTTTGTTGCAAATCTTGCATCTTCTCATTTCATCCACTCCTGTATGTTTTCCAATCCATGCTCTGTGGCAGGTTCCGGTTACCTATAACTACATCCTTCTTTTCCTTGAATATTTTATCTGATTTTTGTCTATTGCACCCCCAATGACTGAGTTGCAAATTATCTATGTCGCTGGGATGACCATTTTTAGAAACGGGAATAATGTGGTCGATTGTAGGTGCCATAGGATGTGGTGGCTTTAGGCTCTTATCTACAGGCTTACCACATATACCGCATATATTCTGTGTAGCCAGTATTCGCTTCTTATTCCGCTCATAGTTAGCTCGGTGTGAGCCTTGCCTCTCAGGTCTCATTTTTTATCCCTCTTCGAAACAATCGATAGTATGACTATGGTTAAGCATATAATTATTGTTATCTGTACGCTGGTTGCCATGTCATCCCTCCTTTTAAACATAAGAAAAGCACCTACATAAGTAAGTGCTCTTATAATATGTGCCTTATACTTTCCAGTTGTATCCGCAACTCTGACATACAGCCGTACTGGTTATTTTTTCTTTATATTTTTTAGGTTTGAATATCTTAATGATTAACCATGGTAGTGTTAGAAATATCCACATGAACATCTCCAGCCACCAGCCAATAAACAACCAGTAAAGCACACCTTTTCTTTTCTTCTTAATCTCCGTCACTGCCTGTACAGTTACATTACTGCTTTTACATTTTTTACATACCACCGTTACCCCTCCCGTTTTTGCCTACATTATACCATCTTATGGGAGAGTCTTCCATAGAATATACACTATTTCACGCTACCATTATAACATACAAAGTACTTCACGGATTGCCATTTTTCTGCCACACTATTCCGCATTGATTAACCCCATTTGCTGTGCTACCATCGCAACCAATTCCCTTCGT